AGCACGGCCCGCTCCGCCTTGCATCCCTTCAGCATTTCCTTCGCGGCCCACTCGCTACAGGCGTTGCACGAAGCATCCGCGAGCACGTCCGCCGCTGCTGCCAGCGCGGCAAAGAGCCTTCGCGCATCGGCTTCGTGGCGGTTCGCCGCCGCCGCCGGAACGTAGCGCGCCCGGATTGCGTTAAAATCGGAGATGCTCACAGGCCACCCCCTTTCGCGAGCACGGCGCGGGTCGCATCATCCGCCCGCTTGCCTTCCAACGCAAGCGAAGGGGGGCAAACCGCATGGCCCGCCCACGCCTGCACAAAATCGCGTTGCATGACCAACGCCTTCTTCGCGTTGGCAAGCTCCGCCTCGACGTGGGCAAGGCGGGCAAGCAGCGCAGACAAGTCGCCAACCTCGAACGCTGGCGGAATTTCGTGGTCTTTCGGGTAAGTTGCTACTATCCGCTGTGCGCGGCTCAAATCCAGCGCGTCCGGCGCGGCGTCGGGCCGCTGGCTTGCGGCGTTTGTTCTTTCGGTGGTTTTCATGGGTGTTCGGTGTTGGTTGTTGTGTAGGGTGTGGAGCGTTAGGCGGCGAGCTTCGTTATGCGACCCGTGCCAGCGCATGCCCAGCGCATGCCGTTCTTCTTAGAGTTGCCAATCAGATTGGCCGCTTGATTTTCTGTGATTAATTCCTGAGCGGTTAAGTTCCGCCGAGTTCCGTCATTGAGCGTTAATACTAACTGATTGACCGAGGTGCGTTGGATGGATGTGATGGTTTTCATGTTGGTGTTTTGTTGGGTGCTTGTTCGTCGGCGTTGTGCCTTCGATGTCGCCACTAGACACTACGGAACCGCTTCCGTCAAAATAAATCTTACGTCTAAAAAATAAGCGACGCAGCATCAACGACTTACGCGCAATAATTTTTCACGGTTTCGCTAGTCTGTGACGCTTTTTCGCTGTTCCCGGCTTACTAAAACGGCGCGGAAGACAACTTCCCCAAATTGTCTTATGGCAAAAGGCTTGGCCGTCATTCGCTCCAAAAATCCGGCTTGCGTATTCGCCGCGCAACTACAAGCCTGACGCCACCAACCAAAATCCATCATGCGTTTTTCTTCACCCGGAATCAGCGGCGGCGACATTAACATCAGCGCGACAGACGACGGCGGTTTTATCGTCCGCGCCGCTGGCAAGACATTACTCGCGGCGGATGAAGCCGCATTGAGCACGCTCATCCTTGAGCAAGTTGCACAGGTTAAAACCGTGCGCGCTGCTCGCCTTGGCCGTCCGCTTGTCTCGCTAACCCCGTCCGACTCGGCAAGCGCGACCACGCCATGAACCCCGGCAAGCTAGACCGCCGCATCGAAATCCACGGCCCAACCGTGTCCGTCTCTGCCGAGAGCGGCGGTGCCGAGGAGCGGTTCGCGCTGGTGGCTACAGTCTGGGCGGCAAAAGCCGACGCTGGCGGACGCGAATACCGCGCCGCTGGTGCGCTCAATGCCGAGGCTTCGACGCTGTTCACCATCCGCTTTCGCGCCGACATCACGCCACGGCATCGCATCGTGTGCGAAGGCCAGACCTACGACATTCTCGGCATTGGCGAGGCCAGCGGTGCTCGCCGTGCGTTTCTCAACGTGCAGGCTCGCGTGCGTCTCCCGTGACCGAGTTCAATATTCCAGATGCTGAGTTGCAAAAGCTGCGTGCCGAGTTCGCTGGCCTTTCTTCGCGCATGCAAAACGAAATCGCAATGGCATCCGTTTATGCCGCCGCGCAAATTATCGTCCCAGCTGCCGCAGCTCTCGCGCCGTCCGAGACGGGAGCACTGAGAGCGAGCATCGGCGTCGTGCTGCGCCGCTATCCGCGAGCCAAGCGCACGCTCGCGGTCGTCGGTGCGTTGCGCGGCCTAAATCACACGGAAGGCCGCGAGCCAGCCAACTACGCGCACTTAGTCGAGTTCGGCCACCGTGTTGCTCATAAAAAGACGGGGAAATTAAAACGCGCAAAGATTGGCGAGAACTCCGACGCTCCGCACGGTCAGATTGATGCTAAGCCGTTTCTTCGCCCAGCATGGGAGGCGCATAAACAAATCGCGCTCGACGCACTGAAGGCTGAGTTTTACAAGCGCGTTGACGCCGCCGCTGGTCGAGCAGGTAAGGGCGAGCGCAATGGCTCGGAATGGGCGCAGTTCTCGCCCGCCGCGCCGTTTGAGTCTTAAGGCTTGCCAACTGCGTATCCGTCGCTTAACTACAAGCCATGCTCCAAGGCGACATTATCACGGCCCTCGCCGCGCTCCCCGGTTTAATAGACCGCAAGGCTCGCGTGTATTGGGGTAGCTGCCCTGCGCCTGAGCGTCTGCCATATGTCGTTGTGTTACAGGTCGGCGGAGCGCGTGTTGCAACGCACGGCGGCGGTGTAAATCTGGCCGATGTGCGAGTCCAGATTGACTGTGTGGCCTCACGGCTCGACGATGCATTGGCCATTCGGACGGCGATAAACGATTTCCTTCATGCGACTATCCAAACGGTCGGACATACCAAGATACAATCGGCAACCCACCAAAATGACCGTGACCAGTTTGACGGCGGGCCTGATTTCTTTGTTGCATCCACGGACTTTTTACTTCAAGTCTCTACCATAACTTAAAAACCAAATGGCCTACACTCCTCACTCCACTTTCGGCGCGACGCTGCACGTCTACAATACCACGACCGCTGCCTATGTCGCTATCGGCGGCTTCACTGGCACGGGCGACGTGCCTAAGCTCATGGTTGACTCGGTGCTCGATGTCACCAACCACGGCTCTTCCGGAGGCGTCGAGGAGAAGATTGTCAATGGCAAGCTCAAATGGAGCGGCCCTCTCGTCATTGACCTCAACGAGGACAGCGACGCTGGCGCGATTACCGATGCTGGCCAAGCCTATCTCATCGCCAATGTCGGTGCGACCAAAAAAATCAAGCTGACCTTGGCTGGCATTACCACGGCTCTCGCGTGGAATTGCATCATTGAGAGCGTGGTTCAAGGGCCTCGCCCGCTTAGCGGTGTCGCCACGCTGCGCGTTACCCTTATCCCGACGGGTGCTGCCGCGACGCCGTGAGTAAAGTGACGCAGCCATGCAAGGTAGGCGGAAGCGACCTAGCCTTGCGCCACACCATGCGGGCAAATTACCGCCTGCAAATGGCCTCGCTGCCCGACGACCTCGCTGGGCTTTGGGATGACTCACGCCGCATCGCCACGCTTTGCAACTGGCTCTGGGCGTGCGACACGCTCGATGCTTACAAAGACCCCGGCGCACTGGCCGAGGCCATGCAAAATGACGAGGTCGGCCCTGCCATGAAAGCTCTGCTCGACGCTTGGCGCGTGGCCAATCCCGTTGCCGACGACACGGCACAGGACGAGGGCAAAAAAAAAGCATCCTGACACAAGCCGCTAAAGCTCGTATCGAGCTAGGGCTGACCGCCGAAGAGTTTTACGCCAGCACGCCCGCCGAGATTGATGCTCTCTGGGAGGCTTGGCTCGACCGCGAGCGTCGCACGGATACGCGCCCAATACCAAGCCGGGATTGACCATTGACGACTTCCGCCTTTTTCACGACTCGCCGGAAAAAAAGCGCAACGGCGGCATCCGGCAATACGCCGCCGAAGAGTTTTACAATGCGTGCCTTTTGGCGTTTCAGCAGAAAGGCCAAGACTAGCCAAGTAGTTCCGGCTTGCTTATGTCCTAACTTTTCAACTACGTTCCCAACATGGCTTCCGCAGGCTCTCTCAATGTTACTGTTGGACTTCAGCTCGCAAAGCTGGAGGCGGATTTCCGCACGATGCAGTCGAAGTTCAAGGACAGCCAAAACTCAATCAAGCGCGAAACAGAAAGGTCTGCGACCGACATCGGCAATGAGTTCACCAAAATCTTGAGCCGGAAGTTCAGCTCTGGTGAAGTTTTCAAGGGACTTTTGCAAGGATTCGGCATCGGTTCGGCTGCGGCGATTACGGACAAGCTGATTAACTTGGCGGTTGATGAACTCCAAAAGCCCGCCAAAGAAGTTGAGAAAGCTACTGAGACTGCTGCAAAAGCCTTGGATGAACTTCAAGCTGCTCAAAAACGAGCGCAACAAGCGGCATTTAATCGGTTGACGCCCGAAGAACAGCAAAAAGAATTATTGAACCAAATACGTGTTCAACAAGTCGCAGTTGAAAACGCACAACGTAGTATCAAAAAGAATCAAGAAGAACTTAATGAAGGTTCTGGGCTAGGTTCTGAGAAGGGAATTGTTGGTTATTATTACTACGAAAAAGAGATGCAAAAAAACATCTTAGAAGGCAAAACGCAGGAGCGTAAAGCTCTAACAGAAATCTTGGATTTGCAAATCCAACTATTAGAAGTGACTAAAAAAATAGACGAAAAAAGGAAGGATAAACAAGCCCAAGATAAAAAAACACAGGAAGAGATTATTAAAAACGAGGAGGAAATGGCGGATAAAGAGATTGAACTCAAAAGAAAACTCAAAGACCTTGCCGAAGAAGAACGGCAAAAAGCTCAGGACGACTTGGACGAGCGCGCACGCAAAGAGGAGCAAATCCTGCTGAAGAAAACTGCGTCAACCGCTGCTGAGATACGCTCGCGCTTTGGCACAAAAGATTCGCGTGATTCGTTTTTGAGCAGCGGCCTTGATGTTTTGGGTAAGGGTGCTACTACGGCGACTGTTGATAGACAAGCTACCGCAATCGAACGCCTTATCCACACCATGGAAAGACTTATTATGACTGGCGGCATGGGCGTCTCAGAATGAAAATAATATGTCCTATTCATCCCTTACTAACTATGTAAAATACGGCTGGCCGCGCAAGCGGACGGATACGGCATCGCGTGGAACGGAATACGCTTATGTCGGCCCCTACTCAACGCTGTCTAGCAATTTGCCAAAGCCTCAAGACATTTGGGCAGATGGCCTGCCTGTGTCCGCGACATCGCTCGAATACATCACAAGAACAGACGTGCTCCAGCCGTGGGGCGAGCTGATTGTCAATACGAGTATTTCTTCGGCGTCCATTGCCGACACAGGGCCAACTTTAGACGAGAGCATCTACGAGCTGCAATGGGTTCAAGAAGATTTAGAGCTAAGGTTTCATCCCGAATTTTTGCCGGGAGGGACATACGCTTTAGATGTTGACGACTTGGCTGCTTTTTACGCATGGGATGCGGAAATTAATTTAGACCTCAAAAAATATGGATTTTATTATCTGAGAGACTCAGATGGTGTTATTTATGGCGACCTACAAGATTTGTCTTACAATTCTCCAAATGCTAACGTTTTAGCGTATTACGTCTGGTATGGCATTTTGACTTATCCGAACTTTATCCCGATTTGGACAAAGCAAAGCACCTATTACGGTTCTTACCCTCCAAGTGCAGCGAGCATTGGCCAGAAAGAAAATCCATCTGGCAGCGGTTATCCATCTGGGTTTGAGTGGCGCAAGAATGACGACCGAGTGTCTCGCGTCGGGCGTCGCGCCGAGTGGAAACGATATGAGAGCTGGATAGGAGCCAAAAAGGTTTGGGTCGATAGAGACGAACTATTTTAACCATGGCCGAATACATCCCACCGCCGTCCGCTGGCCGACGCATTTCCGTCGAGGACCGCCTCGCTGCGCTTGAGGCTCAGCGTCGGGTTACGCCTCAATCATCGGCTAACATTGGTATCCGTAGGACGCAGCACGGTTTCACGCTATTTCAAAAAAAAAAGGAACCCGCTAAGGTAGTTAAACAGGGCGGCGGAACATTTGGCGATTACACTCCTATCATCGCGCTGCTCCCGAACCAATGGAATACTTCGCCGTATCCGCTTTGCCCGCTGACATCTATCGTCAACATAAACTCCAACAACTGGATTAACAATCCCTACAACCCCTGCACGGTTACGCTCCGCATCACTGGCCTGATGGAGGGAAACCCAAGTTACACGGGCGGGTCGTTCGATGGGACATGGTATGTCAATGGCTCATTCACTTCCGGCGAGATAAATGCGTTTTACCTTTACGTTGGAAGCGACGTTTATCTGCTCAATGCCACCGAAACCGAGGGTTTGCTTGTATGGGATTACGAGCAGACAATTGAGATTTCTCCCGGCACCGACATCTACCTAGAAGCCAACTCGGGCGACGGACTGCAGGAGCCTAACACAAGCAACCTTATCAGCGGCGGTTCGCTCGGCATTTTCCAGCCATTCAACGGTCAATTCGTGCAGGTCGAGGTCACCAACGTGGTCGAGATTTATTAACGCCGCCACGCTGCGCCCATGGCCTATTCCGCCCCTTGCGTCTGCGCCCGCTGCCCTGCGCTTACCGATGGCGTTGACAACCTTTGCCGCGCCTGTCGAGCGCGTGCACTTTCAGCACCACCGCCGCCGCGACGGCCAGACAACCGCCCATCCGCCGCCGCTCGTGGATACGGCGCCGCATGGCAGCGCGCATCTCGCGCCTTCCTCGCCGCCAACCCCGCCTGCGCCGCGCCGCATTGCGGACGACTAGCCCATGCCACCGACCACATAATCCCGCACCGGGGAGACCCCACCCTGTTTTGGGA